CTGTGGTATTCGCTCCAGTAGCCCAAAGATCGCTTTATGAAGGCGATCAAAGAGCCACTGTGTCCATGGGTCCACCATAGCAAACACCCGAACCTTACCGGCTGGTTCCGGTTTGAACCCTAGCTTCCCAAGCCAATTAGTTGCTTCAAAGGGACACGAAGGTCCCCCTGAGGATAAGGGAAGAGAATCCTCCCAAACCCACAACTCTTTGGCCCAAGAGGCTATCCGATTCAGCACCCACTGGTTTCCAGTCATCTTACACCAATTTTCTAACATTGGATAAAGAGGGCTGTGTAACCATGTGTATGCCGAAGCAAGGATCTGTGCAGGTGAAGTATTCTGAGCACCGCTCGGAACATTTCCAGCCCGCACTGATGGTCCAGACTTAGAAATCAGGAACGGTTTAGCTCGGAGTCCCTTCAAGAACTCAAGGGGGCCCTCGCCCTCTTCAGACCAAAGTGCGTCGGTTATCGTTCCATCTTCATGGAATAATTTCTTCAGCACATGGATGAAGTGGTTAAACACGAATTGACTAAATTCGTATGTTACAAGAGGGTCTCCTCCGTATTCTTTGGTGATTGTACTGATCTTTACAGTTCCTGGGAAATCCAATACTCGGTATAACCCGAATAAGGTCGCCCAGAAACGTATCGTCCATGTACAACCTGATCGAATACGAGCTCTATGTAGAGCGGGAATAATTGAAGGGATCCCACTATGCGATCGACCGACTCGAGCCCCAAAGGGGCTCAAATCGTGTAGTCGTTGACCACCTATCACCTGCTGGAGCATGGCAGAGCAAGCCTTGAGATAAATCACAAGGTACTTGATTCCACCATGTTTGTACAGCCGATGGTAAGTGGCTAACGTAGTGATAACTACCTTAACAACTGAAAGGTTGACTCTCCGCCCCAGCAATGATATACATCCTAAGATGTGTACCACTGCCGGACGCCCAAGTTTTACCTTGAGCATGGCATTAAGAGACGAATATGAACTTAGCAGTCGAGAATACGCACGACCAAGCGTTCGCTTGATGTTTGTGTTTATTGTCACTGTTAGTTACATACTGTACTCTTAAACTTCGGTTTCCTCTTGCGAGGGCCGCAGCCAGCCTTGGAAGGCTTTGGTGAGTAAAACCAATCAGGCTTCAGGTAGCTAATCAGCAACACCGAGTTTGACCCCGGGACCTGATCACGCACACTGACCCTGTTCCTACGTCCTTTAGTATGGACGCCGGCTGGACTAATCAGTCTCGCCTCCGAAGAGGTGTAACCGCCTCCAGATCACCGGCCATCGTAGCTTACCCCGTTTTGGGAGCCTCTATCTCTAGAGACTGCTACTTGGACTATTCACCCTACTCAGGGTCCGTAGTACTAAGAGCCAGCGCTTGAGTTAGGGTTCACCCTAAACGGTTGCAACC